AGGGCGTTCGTGTTGGCTCGGTTGCTACTACACGTTCGTTGCCGATCCGCATCGTTGATGTGGTTGAGGACACGGCGTTTGTTTCCAGCGGTACGGTGTACTACCCAGAGGTCATTGTGAAGTTTAATGCTCCGTATATCACGGACACTTCACTGATCGTGGGTGGTCACGCTTACTACAACCCGCTCGGAACCTAATAGGGGAGTTCTAAGACATGGCTATTTCACGTGCACAATTACTCAAAGAGCTCCTTCCGGGTTTGAACGCCCTGTTCGGCCTTGAGTACAAGACCTATGGTGAGGAGCACAAGGAGATCTACGAGACTGAGACCTCCGAGCGTTCCTTTGAAGAAGAGACCAAGCTTTCTGGTTTCAGCGCCGCTCCCGTAAAGAACGAAGGTGCTGCGATTGCGTATGACAACGCACAGGAAGCGTGGACTGCTCGTTACAACCACGAGACCATCGCTCTCGGCTTTTCCATCACGGAAGAAGCGGTTGAAGACAACCTGTACGACTCGCTCAGCAAGCGTTATACGAAGGCTCTTGCTCGCGCTATGGCGTACACGAAGCAGGTCAAGGCGGCTTCTGTCCTTAACAATGGCTTCTCCTCGTCCTACACGGGCGGTGACGGTCAGCCGTTGTTCTCGGCGGTGCATCCGCTTGTTTCGGGTGGCACCAACAGCAACCGTCTGACGGCATCTGACCTCAACGAAACTTCGCTTGAGGCGGCTGTCATTCAGATCGCTGGTTGGACCGACGAACGTGGTCTCTTGATCGCGGCGAAGCCCGGTAAGCTCATCGTTCCCCCGGCTTTGATGTTCACTGCCAAGCGCCTCCTCGACACGGAACTCCGTGTTGCGACCGCTGACAACGACATCAACGCTCTCAAGGCGATGGGTTCGATTCCGGGTGGTTACACCGTGAACCACTACTTGACCGATACGAACGCTTGGTTCCTGACGACCGACGTTCCGAACGGCATGAAGCACTTCGTTCGCACCCCGCTGCAAAACAGCATGGACGGCGATTTCGACACCGGCAACGTCCGGTACAAGAGCCGCGAGCGTTATAGCTTCGGCTGGTCGGACCCGCTGGGCATGTTCGGTTCGCCGGGCGCGTCCTGATAGGTTGATGGCGACCTAGAGAGATTGGGGGGTTACAAGTAGCAATGCTTGTGGCCCCTCTTTTTTGATGGTATACAGTCGTTATCGGGAAAAAACCGTTTACCAGACAGACCCGACTGACGACATGCAGACTGGTAAACACAACTCGCATGTGAGGTTTTGAAATGGCTCGTACTACTTTTTCCGGCCCGGTTAAGTCTGACAACGGCTTTGAGGGCAATTTTGTTTCTGGCACGATCAGCAGCGCATCGGCCAACATCACGGTCCTGACAGCCGCTTCTGGCACCGTTACGAACCTTCTTTGCACGACCCTGACGATTGGCAGCACCAAGCTGACCACGGGTTCGGTGTCGGGTACGGTGTCGGTTCAGGCAGGTCGCATCCCGGTTGTCATCGGCAGCACCACGCTTTACATTGGTCTGTACGCCAGTCTCGTCCCGTAAGGATTTCGTAGGGGGGCTAACGCCCCCTTCACTCATTACAGGAGACTCAGATGGGTATGCAAACAGATGTCCTTGCTAGTAAGGTCCGCACTGATGCAGGTCAGTTGTTGGACCAGAATAGCCTCGTTATTGGCCGCGCCCGTGTAAAGGCGATCTACATCGTCCCTGATTCGGGTGCCGGTACCGTTACGTTTATCGACGGCGGCGCAAGCGGCGCTACCAAAATTGTTGTTAACACTAAGGCAAGTTCGACTTCGGCGGATTACATCCTGATGCCCGGTGAAGGCTTGCTTTTTCAAAACAACATTTACATCGTCCCGTCAGCCGTTATTTCGACGATGGTCATTTATGGCTAAGTCACCAGCTTGGCAGCGGAAAGAAGGGAAGTCTCCGTCCGGCGGTTTAAATGCCAAAGGCCGTGCTTCTTATAACCGTGCCAATCCCGGCAAGCCGGGTCTGAAGGCTCCACAGCCTGAAGGCGGGCCTCGCAAGAAGTCGTTCTGCGCGAGAATGTCTGGAATGAAAAAGAAGCTTACTAGCGCCAAAACGGCAAACGACCCTAACAGTCGGATCAATAAATCCTTACGGGCATGGAAGTGTTAAGTCATGGAAATGCTCATCTGGAATATGGTCCTGACTGGGATCGTGGCGATATTGGGTTTTGTTGTGAAAGAGAAGTTCGCTGAACTTCAGCGGTTGGGGATTCTCCTCAACAGAACCCGAGAAGAAGTGGCTCGTGACCATGTCACCCGTGCGGAAGTCCGAGCCGATGCCCAGATGCTCCTCGACCGGCTTGATCGGTTGGAGCAAAAAATAGACCGCTTGGTAAATCACAACACCAAGCCAATTTAAAGGTAAATCCAAATGAAAGAATCCAAGATGATGATGAAGAAAGAAGTGGCCTTCATGAAGAAGAAGGGCGCTCCGAAGTCCATGCTCAAGCATGAAATGCGCGAAATGGCTGACAAAGGCGGTCGCGCCATGAAGAACCGTACGGCTGACAAGATGGGTCGTGCGATGGTCAAGAACAAGAAAATGGCCGGTGGCGGTATGGCTTATTCGGACGGTGGTTCTGTCTATCGCAAGGGCGCTGATGGCGTTGCCAGCAAAGGCAAGACCAAGGGCAAGATGGTTCGCATGATGAAGGGTGGCTACTGTGGCTAAAGCGGCCAAACCCCCGGCTCCAAAAACCGGATCGTCGGATGATTTAATCCCACGTTCCATGCTGCCCGATTCTTCGGTGATCCCGGAGTGGCGGCAGTTTGGTTATGGTGCTGAAGGCCCCGCTGTCCCGAAACCCGCTCCTAAAAAGCCGGGTGGCAAGGCTGCTGGCGGTCACATCAAGAAGATGGCTGGTGGCGGTCAGGTACCGGCTAGAAGGAGTAAAGGTTCAGGGTCTATGCAACGAGCCTCTGAACAACGATTCCGCGATAAAATTTCTACCCCAGTAATTCCCGATCCGGTCAAATATCCGGAATACATCGAGGAAGTTGGCGAGGAGCGTACTAGCGGTCCCCGTATGCGTAAGGGCGGCGTAGCCCGTTCTTCTGCTTCCAAACGTGCTGACGGCATTGCTCAACGCGGCAAGACCCGAGGCAAAATGGTGTAACTATGGATCGTATTCCCAAATATACGGCTGGTATGTTCAAAAAGAAGATGCCTCGGTTTGGGGCTATGAGCATTAGAAAACAACGCTTACCGCTTCCGCCTAAACCGCGAGCAAAAAAATTCCAAGACGGCGGCGAGATTGAAGAGATCATCATTGGTCCCGGCGCTGCTCAGGAAGAGTACGCTGGCGAGATGGCTCAAATCGAAGAGCGTAAGAAGCAGAACGAGCAGAAACGCCGTGATGCAGAGAGTAAGGCTCTCGTTAAGAAATACTACGAGGCCAAGAAGAAACGAGCCGAAATCAACCAAGAAAACCGAGAAAAGTCTATCAAACACTTTACTCGTAACGTGCGTACGGCCCGTAGCGGGGGCAAGATGGACTCTTGCTGCCGTGGTGACGGCATCGCCAAACGCGGTAAAACCCGAGGTAAATTTGTATGAAGCGCAAGGTTCGTCGCTACGCTGAAGGCGGAGTGGGTTACGAAGAAGACCCAAAGCCGGGTGTGCAATCCGATAAAAAATCGTCGAGCAAAAAGTCGGGTAGTGGTAAGACTCCCTCCCGTCGCGTTAGTTCGATGGAGTTCATTAAAAAGTATGAGACTTCAGGTCCTTCTAGCCGGATAAAAGAAGAGGCTGAAACGACCGTAGCTCGTACTAAGTCCGGTCTTCCCGGCGACCGCAGCACCGGGTACAGCGATAAAGGCAAGAGTCCGTATGTTGATATGGACCAAGAAGATGTAGATCGCGCTTTGAAAAGAATGGGTGAAGTTGCAGGTGCCGCTGCCAGTGTAAGCGCTGCTGGGGCAAACCTACCTCTTCGCGCCAAGCAGATGCTTCGTCGTATGCAAACGGCTCGGGCTAATGCTGCTGAACGTGCTACGGATAAAGCCGGTGAAGCGGCTCGGCGTGGTTTGTCCCGTCGTGGCATTCCTCGTTATGACGAGCGGTATCGCGCTAGTTCGGAAGGTTCGGATCGTCGTGCGGCGTATGCAGACGAACTCCCGGAAGGACTTAAATTCAAGCGGGGCGGTTCAGTGAAATCGTCAGCTTCGCGGCGTGCTGACGGTATCGCTAAGAAAGGTAAAACCCGAGGCCGATTTGTATGATGGCTTCGCGTGGCATGGGTGCAATCAGTCCAAAGAAGATTCCCCGCGCCAAACGACGGGGGGATAAAAAGCCTGTGATTGGAACGGGCAAACCCATTCGTACCTTCAAGGAAGGCGGCGAGAGCAAGGTCAACCAAGCCGGTAACTACACCAAGCCCGGTATGCGTAAAAAGTTGTTCGAGTCGATCAAGGCTTCAGCAACACAAGGTACTGCCGCAGGACAGTGGTCGGCGCGTAAGGCGCAGCTTCTAGCCAAGCGATACAAAGAGAAGGGCGGCGGGTATAAGTCATGAAAGCTCCGCAGCAATCGTTAAAGGCTTGGACTGCCCAAAAGTGGAGAACAAAAAGTGGTAAACGATCTTCTGACACAGGTGAAAGGTATTTACCAGAGGCTGCGATTAAAGCTCTCAGCCCTGCTGAGTACGCCCGTACCACCGCAGCCAAGCGAAAAGGCAAAGCCCAAGGCAAGCAGTTCGTCCCGCAGCCCAAGGGTATATCTCAAAAAACGCGGTCCTACCGCCAAAGGGGTAAATAAACGTGGCTAAAGAATTTCCAGATTTGAACAACGACGGCAAGGTGACTCGCGCTGATGTCCTCAAAGGGCGTGGCGTGTTTAAGAAAGGCGGTTGGATCAAGGACGCTATCAAAAAGCCGGGCGCACTGCGTTCGGCTATGGGCGTTAAGGCTGGTGATAAAATCCCGGCTAAGAAACTCGCTGCTGCGGCAAAGAAGCCCGGTAAGATGGGCCAACGCGCTCGTTTGGCGCAAACGCTTAGGAAACTAGGTAAGTAAGATGACGCTCGGAGATTTTCTCAAGGCTCGTCTTGACGCTATGGCAGAGGCCAAGCGGATTGAAGGTGAGTCGTCTGCGAAGGATGTTGCTGGTAAATCTATCGGCAAATATGGCCTTTTCTACATCACGTTTATCGTGGTGATTGGGGTTGTTTCTAGCCTTCAGTTGGACAACGAGAAAATCGCTGCTGTCATGGGCTTGCTGGGCGCGTCTCTGACCGCTTTGATCTCTATGCTGGCAAACATTGCCGGTGCGACGGAGAAGGAAGCCAAGCCTGAGTTTGATGTCATCAAAGACCTCATTGCCAAACTTGATAAGTTGGACCGCAAGGAACAGCCGATGCGGGTGGACGTTGAGGGCGATCATGTCACCGTCACCAAGGGTGACGACATAGTGACAGCGAGGAAGTAATGGTAGACAAGACTACAGCTACGACAGACTTCAACCTCGACCTCAATACGATCATTGAAGAGGCGTTTGAGCGTTGCGGTGCTGAACTGCGTACGGGTTATGACTTCCGTACGTCGAAGCGTAGTCTTGCCCTGCTCCTGATGGACTGGTCAAACCGGGGTATTAATCTTTGGACGTTGGAGGAAGGCACCAAGACGCTGACCTACAACGTCGGTACGTACGACTTGCCGGTGGATACGGTTGATCTGCTTGATCACGTGATTCGCACGGGGTCTGGGCAAAACCAGCAGGACATCAATATCAGTCGTATTTCGTCCAGCACCTACGTGTCTATCCCAAACAAGAACGCGACGGGTCGCCCGATTCAGATTTGGATCAATCGGCGTACGGGTGCAACCGGCGCGGATAACGTCGTGGTCTATCCGCAGTTTACGGTGTGGCCGAAACCCGACAACAGTACGACTTGGATTCTGTACTACACCCGTCTGCGTCGGATGTTTGACCCCGGTACGGGCGTAAACGGACAGGACATCCCGTTCCGGTTCTTGCCCTGCATGGTGGCGGGTCTGGCCTATATGCTGTCGATGAAGATTCCCGGTGCAGAAGCGCGTACGCAGATTCTGAAAGCCCAGTACGACGAGGCTTGGGATTTGGCTGCTGGCGAGGACCGGGAAAAAGCGGCGGTACGGTTTGTCCCACGTGAGAGCTTCTTGGGTGGCTACTAATGCCAAACAGGTTCGCAAGTGGCAAACATTCCATCGCGATGTGCGACCGGTGTGGTTTTCAATACAAACTGCGCCAGTTGAAGTCAATTGTGGTGAAGACCAAGAATGTAAATATCTTGGTCTGTCCGGAGTGCTGGGAGCCTGACCAACCCCAGTTGTCTCTCGGTTTGTACCCTGTGGACGATCCGCAGGCATTACGGAACCCGAGACCGGACACGAGTTATTTTGCGGTCGGTAATGACGGTGCTAATGGCAGTCGTCAGATACAATGGGGCTGGGCACCCGTGGGCGGGGCCAGAGCGGATGATGCCGGACTGACGCCTAATGATTTAGCGCCGTTCGGTGAAGTAGGAACGGTGACGGTCGTTACGACCTAGGAGATTGTGATGAAGAATGGTGATGCAATGAAAGCTTTGAGAAAGCACGCTTCACTTCCGGCGAGTAAAGCTCACGGTATGCGTGCTGGTGGCAAGACCAACAGCGAAATGAAGAAGTACGGTCGGAATATGGCGAAGGTTATGAACCAGCGCAGCCCGGTGCGTAAGTCTTCGGGTCCGAGGTAAGTACCATGAAAGAATTGAATCCCGGCAAGATCAAGCACAACCCTGATCCGACTGGTGAGAATGGCTATCCTGAAAAGGATGTGAACAAGGGCGTCACCCACATGGAAATGAAGGGTGCTGGCGCTGCCACCAAGGGTAAAAAGTTCGTCTCGCAGATTAATTTGCAGTACAACGGCAAAGTACGAGCAGGCTGGAGCTAATGAATTACACGCAGCTTTCACAATCAATTCAGGACTACTGTCAGTCCACGGAGACCTCCTTCGTGGCGAATATCCCGAATTTTGTGCAGCTTGCTGAAGAGCGGATTTACAACTCCGTTCAGATTCCTGCTATCCGAAAGAATGTCACGGGGACGATGACAAATACGTTTCCGTACTTCCAGTTGCCTTCTGACTGGCTTTCGACCTTTTCGTTAGCTGTTATTGACCCGACTACGGGTGAGTACGAATACCTGCTGAATAAGGATGTGAACTACATCCGAGCGGCGTATCCTCCCCCGAACAGCACGGGTAAGCCTAAGTACTACGCAATTTGGGACGACGCCACTATGATTCTTGGGCCGACTCCTGATCAAGCATACACGGCTGAACTGCACTACTATTACTATCCGCCGTCAATCGTAAATAACTCGACTTCTTGGTTGGGAGACAACTTTGAGACGGTATTGCTCTACGGGTCATTGCGCGAAGCGTACACCTACTTGAAGGGTGAGCAGGACATGATGACTTATTACGAGCAGAAATATCAGGAGTCATTAGCACTCCTCAAACGTCTTGGCGATGGTTTGGATCGTCAGGATGCGTATCGTTCGGGACAAGTTAGGATTCCGGTGACTTGATGTTTAGTGGAAACGTAGAAGTTGGGCAGGTATTTGTGCAAACGACTAACCGTCGTGAGCATACTGTCGAAGAAATTGCAGAACGTGCGGTAAACCGCATACTCAGTGCTGATTCAAAGGAAGCACTGCATTATTGGCTGGTGAAATATCTACGCGAAGCCCAAGAAGCCGAGCGCAAGATGATATGTAAGAAACTAGATCAACAAGGCTATGCGGAAATCGCACAATTAATTGGAGACCTCTAATGGCTATTACTCAGGCAATGGCAACGTCGTTTAAGGTTGAAATCCTTGACGGCATTCACAATTTTGGTACCGGCGTAATCCGTGCATCGGCTGCTGCGGATGTGTTTAAGCTGGCGCTGTTCACTTCGTCGGCTACGTTGGGCGCTGCTACAACGGCGTATAGCACGA